ACCAATCAAAATACTGGTCCATCCAAGAGTTGAAGGAGATTAAGATTAAATACACTCAACTTATAAAAGGATTGGATGATGAGCGATGAAGCTGATTTAGGTAACGAACAGATGGAAAAGGATCTCGATTACGCACTGAGGGCGGCAAGAAAACCCTTGAGACCTGGACGGGCCGGTGACTGCGACATTTGCGGGGAGTGGAGCGGCAGGCTTATCGAGGGAGCTTGTTCATATTGCAGGGAAAAGTACAAATTACCTTGAGACATTCTGTCGGACAAAACTGTAACTATAGATTCGAGCATCAAAATCAGGTCTGAATCTATAGTGCTATCTGCCTTGTGTAATGAATTCAACAGTGTAAAATGAAGCTGTACTCATGTTCGTACGGCGGGAATGGCTTATGGGAAACCGTATCGCACCTCCAGAATTGATTTGGGCAATCAAATTAATAAGCAATGCCCCCCATCTTGGGTGATAAGCCTGGTAAATATGTAGCAGTGAACGAGTTCGGCTGGAGAATTGGCCAGGACCATCATAATTCCAAATTGAGTAATGATGACATCGATCACATCCGAGACCTCAGAGAGGATCTAGGACTAAGTTACTCAGAAATTGCCAGACGTTATTCAATATCCGTGGCTGGAGTCCAAAAGATTTGCAACTACACCCGCAGATCGCAATCAATAGATCACTTCAAGAAAATACCATGACAACTAAAGAAAAATCCGAAGGGAAGAATCCAGTCGGTAGACCATCCACCTTTACAGCAGAGATGGGTAACTTAATCTGTGAGCGCATGGAGACCGGTGAAAGCTTGCGATCCATATGCAAAGGAGATGACTTTCCTCACGTTGGACAAGTTATAAAATGGTTAGCAAGTAATGCGAACATAGAATTTCGTCTACAGTACGCTCACTCTCGCCTTGTGGGGCTTGAGGTTATGGCTGATGACACATTGAATATCGCCGATCAAGAGCCTGTTAAGTTGGCTGACGGGAGGATCGATAACGCTGGTGTCCAGCACCAGAGACTGCGAGTTGATACAAGAAAATGGATACTCTCCAAGCAATTGCCGAAGGTCTACGGTGACCGGACGATCCTTGCTGGTGACGAAGATGCACCCCTTAATCCATTGACCAACAACGAACGGGCTGCTCAGGCTGCTAAGATAATCAACGAAGCTGTCGAAAGGTCTAAGCTTGATCAAGATTGATCCAGACATTCTAAAGTTTCTAACTCCGGAAGAACTGGCCGAACTGGACCAGTTGCTTCAAACGGACACTGTTGTATGGAGACCACTGCCTGGCCCGCAGTCCATGGCATACCACTCTAAGGCTGACATTATTGGTTACGGTGGAGCAGCCGGTGGAGGGAAGACGGATCTAGCGGTAGGAAAGTCTCTCACCAAACACCAAACGGTTGGCATCTTCCGCATGAATGGCACCGAGTTAACCGGGGTGATAGATCGCTTCACTGATCTACTGGGCAATAGAATAGGATTTAACGGAAAGGACAATATCTGGAGACTTACTAGGCCTGATGGCCAGCGGGTCCAGGTAGAGTTCTGCTCCTTCCCAAACCCTGGCGATGAGAAGAAATATCAGGGTAGACCTCACGACTTCCTGGTATTCGATGAAGCCGCTAACATGAGGGAGGATCAGGTCAGGTATGTGATGGGATGGTTACGGACCACCAAACCAAACCAATCGTGCCAGGCACTGCTTACATTCAACCCTCCAACCACTGCCGGTGGCCGGTGGATCACCAGGTACTTTGCTCCATGGCTAGATAAGACCCATCCAAACCCGGCCAAGCCCGGAGAGTTGAGATGGTATGCAACAGTTGGCGGCAAGGATCTTGAGGTGGTAAACGGGGAACCATTCGACTTGGATGAAGAGCGCATAACTCCGCAGTCTAGAACATTCGTCCCGTCCAGAATCGGTGACAATCCCTACTTACTCAACACTGGCTACATGGCCCAGTTGCAGTCATTGCCAGAACCGCTACGATCACAAATGCTGAATGGTGACTTCCAGGCTGGCATTGAAGACAACCCGTGGCAGGTGATCCCAACGGAATGGATAGATCAAGCCATGAAGCGGTGGAGGAGGCCGGAGAAGCTTGCTCCAATGGACTCAATAGGGGTGGACGTTGCTAGGGCGGGGAAGGATAAGACTCTCCTGGCTCGAAGGCACGGAATGTGGTTCGATGTTCCAATGGTCTATCCTGGATCTGCAACCCCTGACGGTCCGACAGTTGCCGGTCTAGTAGTCGGAGCAATGAGAGACCGATGCGTGATTCATATCGATGTGATCGGAGTGGGTGCCAGTCCATACGATTTCCTATCTGAGTCGAGACTTCAAGTGATTGGTGTTAATGTGTCGGAGTCTGCCCTGGGATTGGATAAGTCTGGAAGACTGCGGTTCAAGAACCAGCGTTCAGAACTGTACTGGAGGATGAGAGAGGCTCTAGACCCGGCAAACAATACTGGGATATGCCTGCCACCAGACTCCGGCTTGCTGGCCGATCTGGCGGCTCCAACATGGAAGCTGGTTGGAAGTACGGTTTATGTATCAAGCAGGGAGGAGATCATTGAGAAGATCGGTCGGTCACCTGATTACGCATCAGCCTATGTACTAGCATTGATGGACACTCCGAAGCGGCACATTGTCATGGAACTGGGAAATTACAAAGGAAGGAAAGAATATGACCCGTACAAAGAAGAATCAAGTATCCGTAACTGATAAAAGTTGTGAGATCGTTAAGTTTGTTGCATCACTAGATCCGCGTTTTCTCACGCCAACTCCTTCAAACGAGGACATGGTAAAGATACAAGAGAAGATGCTGGAGAAGCCGCAGATTCTCGTTTCCATTGATCATTTTATACACGGCGGAATGTATAGCAGAACATCGTTTATACCAGCAGGGGTTTATGGGATAGGCGTGGAGTGGGCAGAGGATCATATTGCAATAGTCGTTGGAGATATAACAGCAACGACAGAAGATGGAGTTGTAAGGATACGAGGTCACAACATATTAAAAGTGAAGGCTGGATCTAAAAGGGCTGTACTTGCTCATGCAGACACATACTTCACGGCAATATTCACCACAAAAGCAACTGATGTATTTGATGCCGAGACAGAGTTGTCACGAGAATGTGATTTCTTACAAACAAGGATGGGGTAAATCATGTCAGGATGGATAGCCGCTGCGGTGGCCGTAGGAACAGTAATGACGGGGTATTCTATTTATGCTGGCCAGGTTGCCGCCGGTCAACAGAAAAAGCAAATGGCAATGCAACAACAACAACAAGATGCCCAAATTGCACAACAAAAAGCACAGATGAAACTTGCCGAAGAGGCTACGAACAAAGCCAATCAAAAGGCTCCGGATACTGGAATACTACAGAAGGAAAAGGTGGCCGCCCTGCAAGGTGTCGGAGAGACGATGCTCACCGGCCAACTTGGAATTCCTCAAGAGAAACTAAATTTAGGTAAAAAGACCACGCTACTAGGAAGCTAATGCAAACGATTGCGTTGGAAGATGCTGACGAGAAGTACGAGGAATTAAGGGAATTGTACGAAGAGCATTACACTGAGACTCGTGTAAGGTTAAGAGAGATTGGAGTTGATCTGCCTCCATACAATCCAAGGCTTGGAGAGTATAAGAGGGCCGCGAATGCTGGTGCAATGATCTCAATAGTTGCGAGGAATGATGATAAACCTATCGGGTATTTTAACATTTACATCACATTGGATATGCAGAACCAAGACCTGGTTTGTTCAGAAGCTGGTCTCTTTGTATCGAAAGATTGTAGAAATGGTATCGGCAAGAAGCTGATAAAGTTTGGACTGGACGAGATGAGATCTCGCGGGGTCAAGAGATACTACGCAAGTGCGGTAACTGATTTGAGAACGGCCAAGCTGTGGGAGAGAATGGGTTTTAAGCATTACTCTCACTCGATGTTGTTTAATTTCGCAGGAGAATAATATGTGTTTCGGTGGAATGCCCCCAATGCCAGCAATGCCAGAGGCTCCAAAAGTTATCGATCAGACACAGGTCAAGCAGAATGCATCGGCTGCCACTACAACCTCCAGGACAAAGCAAGAGGAGATGGCTGCTGGACAAGGAACAATGCTTACAGAGGGCGTTGGAGTCGATCCAAATACCCTGGTACTTGGAAAGAAAACACTACTCGGCGGTTAACTTAAAGGAGAATTATTATGTGCGGTCCATCCCCACCCCCATATGTACCACCAGCACCAGTCGCTCCAGTCATCGATCAAAGCCAGGTAAAGCAGA